CTTTTATGTTTTGTGTAAAGGTCATTTTAGAAAAGTCAAAACCATAAAACAAAGTTTTATAGTGTTTCACCCCTAAAGCTAAAATAATAACATCGTTACGGATATATATCAATTGTTTTTCGTTTAGTGATTGAAAACACTTTTCAACGTAGGTTTTTACTTGCTCCCTGTCAATATCTTCATTTTTATCAAAACATTGATAATCAAAATCGGTTTTTAGATAGTCATCTGTTATCAGTTTATTATTTAGTAGCATTTTACCTAAGACGGCTATTGATGTATTCATCTTTTTAAATGAGTCTATAAACTCTACCCGTCTTCCATGTATAAAAGCCTTAACACTTACATTATTAGAAGACTTGACGCGACTTTCTAAAATGATACCGTGTTTTTTTTCTTCTTTGTCAATAGTTGACATTTTTTTACTGTCTTTGTTTGCGGTGTTGTTTGCGTTTTTATTGTGTTCTGTAAAGACAGGAATATTATAATAAGCTTGCATTTCTTCGATAAAAAAATGATTGTCGAATTTTTCACCATTGTGGAAAATAAAGTCAAAAGCTAGTGACTTTCTTATTTTTCTTTGTTTCACTTTTTCAAAAAAATCATAGAAATTATTAAAGACGGCTACCTTTGGAAACTCTTCCTTATCAAAGTAGGCAATGGCTAGGGAGTAGGTAAATGAGTGATATTTTGTAGGGTGTTCCATACCCTCATCTTTGTTACAAGTAAAGGTCTCAATATCTGCATATAATGAAACTTTTTTCCCTTTGTGTTTTTTTAAAAAGTCAAGTAATTCATTTTGATTATGCATAATTTGAGACCTCTCTTTTTTATTCATATTTTTGTGCTAGTGCTTTAAGAAAGTTATTTTCTTTTATTTTGATATATGTTTCTTCAGTTGTTAGCTCTTTTGATGACGGGATAAGCTTAAATAGGTTTAGTTGCATAAGCATGGTATCACGTTCCATATATGTTTTTGAAAAGCTATCTTTATATAGAAACATACCTTTTTCGTGTTTTTTGATAAAGCTTTGTTTATAATATTTGTCATTTAAATAGCGACTTTTTTCCGTTTCGTCTGCTAAGTTGATACAGTATGTTTCGGTATTGTCGCTTCTTTCAACTGATAACACTATATTATCATTTTTAGAGACAATGTGCAACATCATTTTATCATCTAATTTAACCTTTACGGATTTTGCATGATTGTAGATGTTAAAATAGGTTTCTTCGCTTACAAGTTTGTGATTAGAGAATTGAAATTCGCCCGTAACATCGGCATCGTCTTCGTCAGGGAATGCCCGTAGGTTTTTCCCATCGTTTCGGCTATCGTTGCGCCTTAACTCTAATAAAACATTATTATATTGTTTTATGGTGTTTATTTCTTGCGTTTGTAATTTATTGTAGATTTTAAGTGATGGGAGTAGCGGGCTATCAAAGTTGACGGGGTTAGCTAGGTATATCATTTTAGGGGTTTTGATATAGGGGCGATTTTTAACACGGTCAATAGATTTATAAATCGTTCTAATTTTTTCATATTCATTCTTACAATAATCATCTGTTAACGTTAAAAATTCATCATATAGAATAATAGGAAAGTTTTTTAGGACAGCTGAAGACTGTTTCAAGTCGCTTGCGTTATTGATATCAGTAATTAAAAAAACATCTTTATCACCTATAGAAATGATAATATAATCAGACGTAGAGCGGTAATGATAATCAGTAGAGAAATTACACCAACCAATTGTTTGTAGAATATCTTCTACTAACTCTCTCATTTTGTCCTGTAGTGTGAAATGACGGACTAAGAGTGTACACCCCATATTAAGTTGATAACAAAGATACCCAACAGCCGAAATATAGTTGAAACTTTTTCCGTCACCCCGTGAGGTGATAGACATATAGTGATCTACCTCGTCATTACAAAGATCATCTAATAATTCTAACTGATTAAATTCGGCGGGTAGGTATTTATCTTTATATTCTTTTAAATAAAAAGAATATTCATCTTTTTCACTTGCAAAAAGTGATACAGCTTTTTGTTTTAGGGTTTTTGGTAATGTTTTCTTTTTTGGCATAAAAATAAAGGGAGGCTTTAGCCTCCACCCTCCTATCTAAAATGGCATAATATCATCTGTAATTTCAAAATTATTTTTTTCTTTTTTTGGTTTTTGGTATTTTTCAACCTCTAGAATTGTAAAGTTAACGTAACCTTTTTGAGCAGGTGAGGCAACACCTGAAATTTTGACAAGCTCCTTATTTAATAATGTTTTTACTTTTTGAGCGAGTTTAGATGGAATTAAACCGTTAAAGTATTGTGTCTCATATTCACCGTCTTTATTTATTACGCTTGATGTAAATGATACTGTAATTGCGCCTGATTTTAGGACTTTGTTGTAGTCTTTGTTGAAATTGATAAAACCGATTGTTGAAAATTGTAATGCCATGTGTTTGACTCCTTTATTATTTATGTTTTAATTATATAATAGTAGTGTTTACTTGTCAAGCGAAAACATTTAAAAAACTATAATTTTTTGGCTCTGTTATTTGTAGGTAATTAAAGTAGCGTTGCGCGTCATTGTAATTTCTAAAATAATATTCTGTTCTAATATTGCCGTAATGAATACGTGCTTTAATTTTTGGATTATTTTCCTGACAGTATTGCGTAGGATTTTTAAAAAAAGCGCATTCTGGTAGTGGTTTGGTTAATAGAATGATTTTACTAATGTTGTTGATTGATACTCTGTAGATTGTGGTGTGTTTCATATTTCCTCCATTTCAATGCTAACGGTTTTTTTCTCACTTGCTATTTTATCGTACATTTTTGTAGCGTTGTATTTATTTTTTAGAATAATTTGTCTCTTATCAATAAAATCATCGTCAATTTGTGTGTAGAATGTGATTAAATATTTTTTCTTTCTTTGTTTCATCATTTTAGCTCCATATCATTATAATATACGATAACAAAGGGATTGTTGAAGCGTCTCCTGTCATGACCTTTTGAGTATTTTTTTGTGATTTGTTCGGCTTGCTTTGTTAGTCGTTTGATAGCAATATCGAGCGCCCGTGTGCTTTTAATATCACGTTGATAAAAATATTTAGTCATGACGTGACGTGTAATGTTGTCAACGCGTTCAGGGTCTCTATATCTTGCGCGGTCATAATTAAAAAACTCTTGTATATTGGAAACGGTTTGGTCGAATTTTGGTGATTGTAAATATTTTACATCGTCTTCCGTGAGGTTTGTTAAGTTAACTATGTTGGGTTTTGTAATAACGTAAGCTAATCTATTTAGGTTTCTTTCGGCTAGATATATTAGTTTTTCGTTTTTTGGGTGATGTGGATCAAATAATGTAGATTGTATTGACATTGTAGAACGAAACGTGTTGCGTGGTGTGTAAGCACCATTTTTTAAGGCACGTTTTTTAGCTAATTTTTTGCGTTGTCGTTTATTCATTGTTTTTCACTCTCTCTATTTCATAGTTAATATAGTTTTTTGCTTTTTCTAAGTCTGATAAAATGTTTTCACCGTCTTTTTTACCAGCACGGCATACGTATTTAACAACGTTACCAAGGTTAAAATTTAGGTTTTGGGCGTTGATTAAGTCAATGGGTTGTATTGTGCCTTGGTAGTGTTTAGGTGGTTTATTCATTGTGGTACTCCTTTAGGGCTTTTGTGATTGCCATTCTTTTTACTATTTTAATTTCTTCTTTACGTAAGTTTTTTTGGATTGATTTTAGGTAGTCAATACCCTCATCACTATCACACATCTCTATACATTTGTCAAGGTTTTTAATATCGTTTTGAATTGTTTTTATAATTTCTTTGTCTGACATAATGTTTACCAACTTTCTTTCTTTATGGTTATATTATATCAGTTGTTAGATGTAAATACAATATGAAATTTGATGAAAATGTTTTCTGAAAGCAGTTTCATTGTGTGTAATTTTATTCAGTGGTGATAGTAGTGTGTTACTGTGTTTGAATGATTGTGAAAGCTTGTTTTCATTGGATACGCATATTGTTCTGTGTTTGTCAAGAAAAATATTTATGCATTTATTACGTATAATTGTATGTAAGACGCTTACATGAAATTGCAAGGGTTTTCATGAAAGGGGGAGGGGCGGGGGTGAAAAAAAATGCACATATACTATTT